TGAAGGTGTCCGCATGGGCATCGACATTGCAAAAGCCCAACATCAAGCACGACAAAAGGAGAAACCAGCTAAATGATCCAAGACTTCGCACGCGTACTGCGCGATAAGTTACGCACGGACATGAACAACTACGCAGACGACCTCGCAGGAGGCGGCTGTCGCTCTTTCGACGAATACCAAAAACTCTGTGGGGTGATCCAAGGTCTTGCCATCGCAGAGCGTCATTTAATCGACCTTGCTGAAAAAGTGGAGAAATCTGATGAAGAATGACCTCGGTCTTATTCTGCCGCCGGGCGTAAGCCTGCCTGAACCAATCGTCCCAAAGGACAGCCCGGATGAAAGCATCCCTATCGAGGACCGAGCAAAGTCGCTTCCGGAGCCGCAAGGCTGGAAACTACTGTGCGTCGTGCCCGATGTGACTGAGAAGATCGACGGCACTGAACTCGATTTGGTCAAGGCCACGAGCTATGCCAAACAAGAAGAGCACGCCACAACTGTTCTTTTTGTCGTCAAAGTTGGACCGCAAGCCTACAAGGACCCCGACAAGTTCTTGACCGGCCCGTGGTGCAAGGAAGGAGATTTTGTGCTGGTGCGCACGTACGCGGGCACCCGGTTCAAGATTTTCGGAAAGGAGTTCCGTCTGATTAACGACGATCAGGTGGAAGCTGTTGTGCAAGACCCTCGCGGTGTAACCCGCGCATAAAGGAGTAATGAATGTCAGAGGCATTTAAGTTTCCAGATGAACTGGAAGAAAACAAGAAGCCCGATGTAGAAATCGAGGCGGAAGGCGATGTCGAAATCGAAATCGTCGATGACACCCCTGAGAAGGACCGCGGCCGCAAACCCCTTGAGAAAGAGGTTGCCGACCCCACCGACGACGAGATCGAGAGTTACTCCGATAACGTCAAGAAGCGCATCAGCGAACTGACTCACGCACGGCATGACGAGCGCCGTGCCAAGGAAGCCCTTGCCCGTGAGAAACAGGAACTTGAGCGTCTTGCACAACAGTTGGTCGATGAGAATAACCGACTAAAGAAGTCGGTTAATACCGGACACCAAGCCGTAGCCACCTTGGCCGAGCAGGCTGCTGAAGCCAAGCTTGAAAAAGCCCGTCGTGACTTGAAAGCCGCCCAAGAAGCGTTTGACACAGACGCGATCATCGCGGCCCAAGAGGAGTTGGCCGAGGCCAAGTGGGAAGTCAAAAACGCAAAAATTAACAGACCCTCTTTACAAGAGGAAGACATTGAGGTACAAACGCGTTATCAAGAACCCCAACAGGTTCGTCCCGACGAAAAATCCTTGCGCTGGCAAGCTAGAAACCAGTGGTTCGGGGCGGCAGGGTTCGAAGAAGTCACCAGCTTCGCTCTAGGGCTGCACCAGAAACTAGTAGCAAACGGGGTTGATCCTCGCACTGATGAGTATTTCGAGCAGATTGATGCTCGCGTGAAGTCAAAGTTTCCCGAAGTGTTCGGGGACGATGATGTCAAAACTGAAAAGGTCGAAGCCAAGAAGCCTTCCCCGGTGGTGGCTCCTGCCAGTCGGTCTACGGGAACAAGGAAGATTCAGTTGACGCCAACACAAGCGGCGTTAATTAAGAAGTACAACCTTGACCCGAAGAAATATGTAGCAGAAGTTCTTAAACTGGAGAAATCAAATGGCTGAAAACCGTACACCTCGTGATCTCATTTCACGCGAAAAATCCGCTCGTGCAGTCTATGTGCCGCCGAGCACTCTGCCGGAACCGACACCTGATCCGGATCATGTGTTCCACTGGGTTGCTACCGCGATCCTTGGACAGTCTGATCCGACAAACGTCTCACGGAAATTCCGTGAGGGCTGGGTGCCAGTGAGGGCAGAAGACCATCCGGAACTGATGATTCCCGGTAATGCTAATGGTAACGTCGAGATTGGTGGCCTCTTGCTCTGCAAGATGACCAAAGAACAATTCCGCGCTCGCCAAGAGTATTACAACAATCAAGCTCAGGGCCAGATGGACTCAGTGGACAACCACTTTATGCGAAACAACGATCCGCGAATGCCGCTGTACTCGGAGAAGAAATCTTCCACGACGCGGGGCACAACGGGTTTTGGTTCTGGTTCAAAGTAACAAGGAGCAATAAATGGCTTACCCTTCCGTCGATAAGACGTATGGCTTTAAGCCCATCAATCGACTTGATGGACTGCCGTACGCAGGTCAGACTCGTCTGATCCCCATCGCAGCCGCTTACGCGACTGCTATCCTGAACGGCGACACCGTTCAGATTGACACCACGGGTTTCCTCGTGGCCAAGACCACTAGCAACTCCGGCGACGCCGTGGGTGTGTTGGTTGGTTGCCAGTACGTGAACTCGATGGGTCAAACCGTCCAGTCTCAGTACTACCCCGCCGCCGCATCGACTTCTACCAATCTGGCCTACGCCTACGTGGTGGATGATCCAAATGCGACTTTCAAGGTTGTTGCTGCCGCAAGTTCTACCACCACCCCCACCGGTTATACCCGTGCGTTGGTTGGCTCGAACGTGGCTATGGCTACTGCTACCGGTTCGACTGCTACTGGCGACTCTGCCTACGGCATCAACGGTGCGTCTGCCGACACCACAAACACCTTGCCAATCCGTGTGGTTGATGTTGTGCCTGAAACTTCTTATATCTCTGGTGGTACTACGTACTACTACGAGTTCATTGTGAAGTTCAACCTCCATCAATATAACGACACCACTGGCGTCTAATAGGAGGACTGACAAATGGCTATTTCACGCGCACAACTGCTCAAAGAACTGCTCCCCGGCTTGAACGCTCTGTTCGGCATGGAGTATGCCCGTTACGGCGAAGAGCACAAGGAAATCTACGA